GTATTTGATGACCTTGGCTTCCATCTTGATTTCGCCAACACGCCTGCCACTTTCAACGAGCTCTTTGACAATTTGGGCGTCTTTAAACTCTACAATTTTGGTAGGACGCCCGTCTTTGATGACCGTTCTTACAGAGCGAAGCCCATCAACAACATGCGCGGCTGTCCAGACAAAATTGACCTTCTCCTTTTTTCCGTTGGACGTTGTAATCTCGCGGGTGACAATTACCCCCGAACCCTCCCCGGCGAAGCTCTTAACAGTGACCGACACGTCCTGTAGGTGCTGATACAGCTCCTTGTTGGGCGCTTGGGCCATAGCGACAGTGGCGAACAAAACAACTAGCGTCAAGCTCTTGTTAATCATGGTATAACCTTTCTATTCCTACCATAGAGAAAATTTCATCTTCAAATTTTTTATATTCGTCAGGGTTGTCCTCTAGATACTTAGCCAGATTGTTTTTCCCCTGAACCTTTTCTTCGTTGGGAAGCTTGAACCAAGCTCCACTTTTTTGAACCAGACCGAAGTCGACAAGTAAGTCGGCCAGCTCCATTTCTTTCCATATTCCACGACCGTATTTAATATGGCTAGAGACCTTCTGTCCGGGTGCTCCAATGGCAGAAGTGACTACCTGCCAGTGAACTGTCTGTCCTATTTGGGTATCTCCCTGCATAATGGCCTGCGAATGCGTAGCGTGAAGCTTTACATCCACTTGGTATTTCAGGGCCGTGCCAGACTTTTCCACTTTCGTCTTGCCTCTGCCAAAGTTGGAAATGTTGGCCATCAAGTGAGTTATACCGACCACCGTAACTTTGTTAATAGGAAGAACATTCGATATCCTTCGACAAAACTTTGCCAAGATCTTTTGCACACTCATAACTTGGTTGTCCGTCAAGTCTCCCGTAAGCTCGGATTCACTGGACAAGGCAGAAAATGAGTCGACTACGCATATGCACCCCGGTTGCGTATGGATAAGGTTGTCAAATATACCCAGATATTGCTCAGCACACAGTATATTACCTTGGGTAGACCCTATAATTTCCAACCCGTCAGTTTTCATGCAAAGGTCTACGATTCCCTCTAGATCTCTCTTCTTGAGCCTTCCTTCTATGTTGCCGTAGTAAACCTTCCTTTGCAAAGACTGTGCGTTGGAACAAAAGGCGAGGGCCGTTACAGTTTTCCCCACCTTCTCAGGGCCCGTCATTATAAATAGAGACCCTTCTGGAACACCGCCCCCCAACGCGATGTCGATTTTGGGGCTAACGGATATTACAGAAAGCTCGGTATCAGTAATGTATGTGGGATCATGGAGTACGTCACCGTATTCCTTAATGATGTCCTTCGTCATTATCCAAGTCCTCTAATTCCGATAATATAGATCTTTTTTTATTGTTGCTAGAAAAGCTGTCGGTGCTACCAAAATCGTAGTCAAGCTCTTCTTTTCTGGTGCTTTCTAGAATAGCTGCTTGGTGCTCCTCAATTATACCCTTTAAAAATGGAGCTCTTAGAGAGTAGGTCTTGTAGCATCTTCGGTCTCTTAGGGCCGCTATCACCGCCTCTTCTCCGTACTTTTTTACTAGAGATGTGGCAAGCGTTATCTGATACCTATAAAAGCTTCTCCACTCATTTATATCCCAAAACTTAATGGGGAGATCTTTACCGTCCTGCTGTGCCTTTTTTTCACAAATTAGCTCGGTTATATATTGATATGAGGAAACCCACCCCTTGGGGGAATACCGGGATGGGTATTTACTCTTGTCGGATCTGTTATTGGCCATAGATTGTGTGTACCGCCTTGCCCCTTTCTTTGTGCTCTTGCGTACTGGAGGCCGATGAGTCTCTGTCGACATCGGCCTTCAGCGAAGCGGCCTCGGTCATTACGGCAACGCCGGTGTCGCCCTTTCCGGTCTTCTTGATGATCATCTGATCGCGAACAGCCTCTTGCGTAAGAAGTTCAACTTCCTTTTTCACGACTTCAACAGAGCGGTTGAGCTGTTTTGCCATATCTTCTTCAGAGATTTGGGTGGACATCATTCCACGGAGACAGGCCTTTTCTACTTCTGTAATTTTTCCCTTTTTCATAATAGCTCTCTTTCTGCATTGTTAATATAGGACAAGTTTTTTGTTCTTAAGAAATTTAAGTAAAAATTAAAAACCCTTTCATTCACCTCTCTTAACTCCCACTCTCGCTTACCTGCGTGCTTGGAAACCTTAGACTCTTTGCCCTCGCTAAAGAAGCCTATAGGATTAAACAACTTTCCATGTGGGCCCTGTCTGACAAAAAATCTCGTGCCGGATTTTCCAGAGATTTTTAATGCGTGAGCATACGGACTCACCCAAGCTTCTTCAGTAGAGGCAGATAGTCGAGGAAGGCCAGCGTCGTCTATATAATCTTCTTTACCGACCACGGTATAGACTGTGCTTGTGGGCTCTTGAGGGGTGTCCCTAGACGGATCTATTATAAACAGGCCATCGTCACTCATTTATCTCTCCTTCTGGTCTGCCTTCTTTTCTTTTCATCCTGAGTCCACTTCTGTGGCTCAGAGGCCTTCTCCATTCGACTCATTCCCTTGGGAAGCTCGTCGTGCGAAGAAACCCTTTTGGTTTTAAACTTCTGGCGCATGTCCTCCACCTGATCCTTGCTATACTTTTGTGTTTGTTTGTCAGCGTAGTGGCCGATGGTCCTGCATTCAGAAAGTGATAGCGCAACTGAACCCTGCACATTGTCAAAGGACAGGTCTCTTATGGCCTTCTTCTTGCAGTCAGGACACTTGAAATATTTCTTTTTTGTATATTCCGACATGCTGCATGTTATTGAAAAATGAACCTCACAGTGGTCGCAGCGAAATATGTATTCGGGCATGATGCGCTCCAAGAAATTCTACCCCCTATTTACGCTGGGGATAATAGGTAAATAAGAAGAATAATTTGCGCCAAGGCCACAATAGACGTAATCAAAAAAATGTGTTTAAGACCTAGGTTTTTTAGCTTGAATAACAGATAGAGGGCCACTATAGTTCCGAAAAATTTCGCGGCCATAAAAATTGAAATGTCCCCTTTATCTAACTCTATAAGGTATCTGCCTACCGGGTTTTGCTCAAGCTCCATGATAACAGAGCGAGTCTTGCCGAGATAGTAGAAATCCACGGTCGATACGGCGACTATGATCAGGCACAAGAATTCAAAGAAAACATCTTTTATTTTCAAGCACATTTTGAATATCCGCATTGAGTGCAGGCGATACATCCTTCTTGCCTAATCAGCGAATCCTTTCCGCATTCTGGACACTCGCCCTTTTCTTCAGAGCCATCTGGAATATACTTCTTAAGGGCTCTGGCCATGCACTTGGCAAAGGAAGTCATATCGCCCTTCACCTTTTCCAGCTGCTGAACTACATACTGGATACAAGCGCCATGTCGCAATGCCGTAGAAGTCATTCTAGTAAGAGCATCCTCTTCCTCCGTACATGTAGCGTTTACTGGAGAAATCTCTAGACCGTCTTCTAGTATAGCCTTGTAGACACCTTTAGGTCTCATAAACTTGATCAGAATGCCGCTCTTTATGGACTTCCCTATGAAGCCATTTTTACCGGCAAAGATCTCATAAGGATCTCCCTCGTACATCCCCACTAAGACGAAGTAGGGCTCTCCCTTGACGGTTATGTGATGTACATTACAGGGAAGTTCCCGAGGTCTTTCCGGAGACTCTGTTTTTACTATCTTGGAAGGAGTGTCACCTTCTTTGAGAGACGAAGACTCGGCCAACACGGAAGTCATGGTGCCTGTTCGGTAGGTGGTAAACCCCTTAATCCCCTTCTCCCACGCTTTCATATAGACAGATTTAAAGTCTTCGTAGGGATAATCATTTGGAAGATTAATGGTTTTGCTGATAGCGGAATCTACCCAGTTGGCAAAAATAGACATAGTATCAATATGCGACTGGACATCTAAATTCATAGCACACGCTGCCCACGAAGCTCCATCCTTCCAAAGGCCAGTCTCCTTGAGGTGGGAGACGCCGTAATCCTCTACCCACTCTTCCTTTAGAAGACCCCTCACCCTGTCCATCTTCCAGACTTTTCCATCCCATTCAATTGCCAGAAGACTTTCGTCCCCCTCCTGTACCCATTCCCACTTACACGTTTGTTTTTCTTTATTGTAGCTGTAGCTTTTCTTTCCCCAGTCAATAGCATCTGGGGCGGTTAGTCCGTCTGGATAGTGCTGCTGTACCGAAGTTCTAATGTATCCGTGCATAAATAATGGCTCCAAGCCCCCACTTACCAAATTTGCAAACACGGAACCGTTCCCGGTTGGCTGAATGGAGGTGACATGAGAGTTACGCATCCCATTCGTGGAGATGAGTTTTCTCGTTTCTCTACTCAGTCGTTTTACGAACTGGCCATTTATGTACTTTTGACTGTCATAGAGGGGAAAAGAACCCTTTTCTTTTGCGAGCAACGCAGACGACTGGTATGCTTGGTTTGTTACAAACCGCATAAGATTTTCTGTCATTTCCAGAGCTTTTTTGCTCCCATATTTTACACGGGCCATGATCAGGGCTGATGCATAACCCATGACGCCCAGTCCTATCCTACGCTTGCTTTGAAGCTGCTCCTTTTGCATTTTTAAAGGAACAGATGTTCTGTCATTTACGTTGTCCATTAGCCTGACGGCGATGTTGATAGTATTTTTTAGATCATCATACTTCCAGTCCTGAGTTTCGGGATCTATAAAATGAACGAGGTTCAGAGAGCCCAAGAGGCAAACGCCTCCGATGGGCAGCACTTGCTCTCCACAAGGATTGGTTGCGCTAATATGTTCCTCATAGTAGAGGTTATTCATATTGTTCATTGTGTCAC